AATCACCTAGTGATGCAAATGACGGCAATGCACCTTGAATTTTTCCTATTGCACTAGCAAGCACTGAACTTCCTAAAGATGCTAAGTCTTGTATTTGATTTACTGTGTTAATTGCAGTGTTAGCAATCTGCGTTGCGTTGTTTAATTCTTGTTGGATATTGTTAAGTGCAGACGAACTTGCACCAAACTGTCCTAAAGCACTTTGTACAGTACTAACCGATTGTCCTACTACACCTGCTGCCTGAGTTACTGCACCCGAAAGTTCATTAAATGATGCTGTAGCTTTTGAAATAGAGTCAGTTAATCCACCACCTAAACCGCCTGATCCTCCAGAAGCTGCTGCTTCTTTAGGGAACACTACAAATACTTCTTCTTTAACTGCATTGTTTTGATCTTTAACTCTGTCAGCGAATATTTTGTTCATTACCGCAGTAAGACTAGTTTCGCCTTTTTGCAGCATTTCTAATACAGTTCCTTCGCCATCTTCTGGACCAGAAATATTAATTGTAGTTCTAGTTTGATTAACTTGGTCAGCCATTGTTACATGATTGTAAGGAACGCCCGAAACAGCATACGTTGTTCCGCCTTGGTCCACTCTCATCTTTGCATCATATAACTGTATTGGAATATATCGTTTAGCTCCTGATAAATTAACAGGATTATCACTGTCTGTATAACCAACAAATTCAACAGTTAACAAAAATGCTGCTTCTAAATAGTTTGGATACCCTTTTGCTAGTGCTGCGTTTCTTAATGCTTGAAGAAATAATCCCATCGATAGAGGTTCAGTTACTTCAAATTTAATACCCGTAGCATTTGTTGTGCCTGTTGCAGCAGTATTAGCCATAGTTGTTACAATTTCAACGTTGTCCATAAAGTATTCTACTTTACCCGAACCTTCCCAGTCAGTTACTGCTTTAGGTGTTGCTCCGCCGCCGCTGCGCAAGATAACCTGTGACGGAGTAGTTGCTCTATATCCTCCTAGAGGATTATTAAACTCTGCTTGGGACAAACAACTCAACTCAAATATACAATTAAAACTTCTAAATTGCTCTAGTTCATTGTCTCGTGCATTTGGAAAAAAGTTAGTGTTTGCTAAACTTGATATAGCACTTCCACCAAATAAGTCGCCGCTTAACAAAGATTGCGCATCAGATACTATTGCTGTTGTTGCACGAGCAATATCATTTCCTAATTGCTTAACATCGTTAACTACAGCTACAGCATCATTCCAAGTTTGTTGCGCCTCTTCAATTCGCTGAATGCCGCGTTCAACTTTATTAACGCCTTCAAGAAGTCTGTCAGCTGTAGGCCTTGCCATATTATACTCCCAATGCTCTTAGTAAGTTATCTTTTTTAGGCAAATAAATCTTCACTCCTGGAACAAAGTCAAATATTGGATCTTGCAGCAAGTCTAAATTTCTTTGAGAAAATACCCACCATAACTTTGGAGTGCCGTAAATGTCATATGACAGTAAGTCTGGTCTATATATGTATTGCGGTTCTAGTTCATAAACTACATCATCGTCTTCAGCAGGAATTGTTCTAATTTGAAAATTTGATAGATAATTACCTGCACTAAACGATGTGTTAGCCCATGGACTAGATTTATTGTACTTTACTTGCATTAGATAAATCCTCCACCTTTGACTAGATTACCACTAACAAAGTCTCTAAGATTAAAGCTTTCTTGTTCTCTTCTGCTATATGTTGGTACTAATGTTACACTGACTAGACTTTGTACAGGCACATGAACATTGCCGTTATTTGCAGCAGGAATCTGTGCACCTGTTTGTTGCAGTGCAGCCATGCTAGAACTCAATGCCGAAGTAGCACCATTAGCATTAACACTTATATAATCTGTATCAGGAGATAAATCAAGAGTAAAGTTACTTACAACTACTGGTACTCCGTTGAATACATAATCTCCGTAGCCACTGAATCTAAGAACAGGAGGCGGAGCTCCTTGTAGATCGCCATTGTTTTGACCGTATGCCATTTTAGTAACACTTCTAAGGTACTGCAACATGCCTATCCAATAATTTGCATCTTCTTCTGTTTCGTTAAAAAACTGTCCTGACACTGTAATTTGGTCTACGCTACTGTTTCTATATGCTTGTGTTGGATAGTTAGTATGTGTTGGAGATATTGCATTATAGTTAGCACTGTGTACTATGTTCACTGTCGGAGTGTATGGAAAAACAAGACCATTTGTTCTTTGTAGCGGTGCTAGTAAAGGACTTGACGAGTATGAAGGATGCGTTGGCATCGAAAGTCTTACTCTCCAGTCGCCTGAACTAGGAAAGTTTGCTTGTGCAACTCCGCCTGAGGATGATCCATTAATTAACCCTAGCAAAGACCTAGTTGTTCTTAACGTTCTACCAACATTTCCAGAACTTATATCTGTAGCTAATTGTTGCGTTGTTCTAATACCTGTCGCCACTGTGTTTGCAGTTTGCGATACAGTGTTTAACACTCTTCTAAATGACATATTACATCTCCTATACATTATTTAGTTGACTTTATTAACAGAGTATATTATAATAGTAAATAACTAACCCATAGGAGATGTAATGAAAAGAGTAAATTACCTCAATAACAAAGACATACTATCAGAGATACACAAGTCTAAAAATACGTTTAACAGCTATGTTTCTAGCGATTATCACCAATTTGATATTATTCTAACAGATATTGAAAAAATTAACATTAGAACTATTGCAGAAGCAAAGCGCAATAAAGCAAAACGCTTAGGTGATGCAGAATACGCTCGCAGAAAAGCAGCAGGCGAAAAAGTTAAGCAAGCTGAATGCGAAGTTGACTACAGAACTATAACTAAAGAAGAATTAATCTTCCGCATTATGACATTTGATCATATTCCAGAAGAGCCCGGTCGTAAAAAGAACCCAAAGACCGTTGCTGATACAAGAGTTAAGCTAAACTTTCCACCATTCCAACACTTTAAGTTTAACGACGAAGGCGAACTTATCTGTGTAGGCAAAAGTCACTGGGAAGGCGGCATGGAAAATGGTGCATTTAATCACAAACACGGTAAAGCAACTAACAAACTTGCAATGATGTGGATGAAGTTATGCGATCGTTATGCTACTCGCGGCAATGTTCGTGGTTATACCTATAACGACGAGATGCGAGGACAAGCAATCCTTCAACTTGCACAAATAGGACTACAATTTGATGAATCCAAATCCAATAACCCCTTTGCTTATTATACCGCTGCTGTTACTAATAGCTTTGTTCGTGTTATCAATATAGAAAAACGCAATCAAAATATTAGAGATGACATCCTAGAACAAAACGGTATGGACCCTAGCTTTACTAGAACAGGAAACGCAGAATGGGAAGCATCGCTAGCAAGAAATGATAACAGTACACCTGAATAAAGAAATCGGTTGACTTTATGTCAAGAATCGTGTATAGTAATATAAAATTACGGAGAATTCTAACGTGTTTAAAAAAGCTGCGGTGTTCACAGACATCCATTTCGGTTTAAAAGGCAACAGTCGTGTACACAACGACGACTGTGAAGAGTTTATTGATTGGTATATTGAACAAGCACAAGCTGCCGGTTGCGAAACTGGTATTTTCTGTGGAGACTGGCATCACAATCGTAACAGTCTAAACTTAACAACTATGGATGCAACAATCCGAAGTATGGAAAAGCTAGGTGCTGCATTTGAGAAGTTTTACTTCTTTGATGGCAATCACGACTTGTACTACAAAGACAAGCGTGATGTTAACAGTACTGCATTTGCTAAACATATTCCAGGTATTACATTTGTTGATAAAATTACAACTGTAGAAGATGTAACTATTGTTCCTTGGCTTGTAGGCGAAGAATGGAAGAAACTAAAGAATCTAAAAAGCAAGTATGTGTTTGGACACTTTGAACTTCCTAGCTTTTATATGAATGCTATGGTACAGATGCCTGATCACGGAGAGCTTAGAGCAGAAGACTTTGCTAATCAGTCTTATGTGTTTAGCGGACACTTCCACAAACGCCAGCAACAAGGTGTAGTGCATTACTTAGGTAATGCTTTTCCGCACAACTATGCTGATGCGTGGGATGATGCACGTGGGATGATGATCCTTGACAGAGAAAACGACAAAGAGCCAGTGTATATTGACTGGCCTGATTGTCCTAAGTATCGCACAGTTAAATTAAGTAGGCTAATTGACGAACAAGAGACACTTATTAAAAGCAAAATGTATTTGCGTGTAGAACTTGACTTGCCTATTAGTTACGAAGAAGCAAGCTTTATTAAAGAAACATTCTTAACTCAACACAACTGTAGAGAAATTACACTTATTCCTCAGAAACAGTTGGAAGAAATATCAACAGAACTTGATATTGCGCAATTTGAAAGTGTAGATCAAATTGTATCAGGCGAAATTACTGCACTAGACACAGACAGTTTTGATAAAAAAACTCTATTGGACATTTATAACGACCTATGATTAAAATTAAAGACTTAACCGTAAAAAACTTTATGAGTGTGGGCAATCAGACTCAAGCTGTAGACTTTAATCAAGAGCAGCTAACACTTGTTCTAGGAGAAAACTTAGACCAAGGCGGCGATGATAGCGGATCACGCAACGGCACAGGCAAAACAACAATCATCAATGCATTATCATATGCATTGTACGGTACAGCACTTACGAATATTAGACGCAACAATCTAATTAATAAAACTAACAGCAAAGGCATGCTGGTTACGTTGCACTTTGAAAAGAACGGTGTAGATTATAGGATTGAACGCGGTCGTTCTCCTAACGTTCTTAAGTTTTTTATTAATGGACAAGAGCAAGAAATGATTGACGAGTCGCAAGGCGACAGTCGCAAAACACAAGAAACTATTAATGACATGTTAGACATGAGTCACGATATGTTTAAGCATATTGTTGCTCTTAACACTTATACAGAACCTTTCTTGAGTATGCGCACAAACGATCAACGTGCTATTATTGAGCAGTTGCTCGGTATTACTATATTGTCTGAAAAAGCAGACGAACTAAAAAATCAAACTAAAATAACTCGAGATGCAATTGCATCCGAAACGCTAAAGATTGAAGCAATACAAACTGCAAACTCCAAGATAGAAAGTACTATTGAAAATTTAGGCAAAACTCAACGAGCTTGGCTGTCTAAAAAGGACCAAGACTGTAAAAAACTACAGCAAGGTATTACAGAATTAGAAAAATTAGACATCGAAACTGAATTAGAATCGCATGAAAAACTACAAAATTGGTCTAAGCATAACAATGCAATTATGGCTCTTAAAAAAGAATTAAGCACACTTGAGCCAGCACTACAACGTGCTACTAAGAGTGTTGAAAAGGCAGAAAAAGACATCGCAAATCTTGACGATGCTACGTGTTACACATGTGGACAAGAACTACATGCAGACAAAAAAGCAGAAATTGCAGAACGTAAATCTAAAGAATTAACTGATGCAATGGCGTATCAAACAGAGATCACTGCTAAGGTAAAAGATGTTATGTCTGACTTAGATGAAATTGGTGATATCAACGGAAAGCCTAGTGTTTTTTACGACACAGCTAAAGAAGCATACGAACATAGACAAAACGTTGATAGTTTGAAGCAAGCACTAGCAGCAAAAGAAATAGAAGTTGATCCTTATCAAACACAAATCGATGAGTTAAATGAAAGTGCTATTCAAGAAATTAGCTGGGATGCAGTTAATGAACTTACTAGTTACAAAGAGCATCAAGAATTCTTGTTGAAGTTGCTTACAAACAAAGATAGCTTTATTCGTAAAAAGATTATTGATCAGAATCTAGCATATCTAAACAACAGACTTACATATTATCTTGACAAACTAGGATTGCCACATCAAGTGGTATTCCAAAACGATTTAAGTGTTGAAATTACACAACTAGGACAAGACCTAGACTTTGATAACTTGTCAAGGGGTGAGCGTAACAGATTGATCCTAGGCATGAGCTTTGCATTCCGTGACGTTTGGGAAAGCTTGTATCAAGGTATTAACTTATTGTTTATTGACGAACTTATCGATAGTGGTATGGACACTGCTGGTGTTGAAAATGCACTCAGTGTTCTTAAGAAGATGGGCAGAGAACGTAACAAAAATGTTTTCCTTATCTCACACAAAGATGAACTAATCGGTCGAGTTAATCACGTAATGAAAGTTATTAAAGAAAATGGATTTACAAGTTACGAGAACGATGTAGAAATTATAGAATGATAGATGACGATATTCATGACAAGTTAACTCAAGCTTACTTAGAATACTTTAAGGCAAGTGAAAAGTTTGAAGCTAGAAACTCCGTACGCACTCACAGAGAAGTACGGAGATGGCTTCGTATTATAAGAGATTTATCTAAGGCACGGATGGATGAGATCCATATAAAGCATAATACTACTAGGCAAACCAGAAAAGACAAATAACAATTTAGGCAACGGTAAGTATATTCATGCAGTGGACTTACCGAGGGAAAACAATTGACACAATACCAGATGAGTACGAAGGCTTTGTTTACCTTATCACAAATACCACTACAGGCCAAAAATACGTAGGCAAAAAACTAGCAAAATTTAAAACTACTAAGCCACCTCTAAAAGGCAAGAAAAATAAAAGACGCGGTTACAAAGAAAGCGATTGGCGAACATACTACGGTAGTTCGGATAGACTAAACGCAGATGTAGCAGCACTAGGCGAAGAACACTTCACAAGAGAAATATTATACCTATGTAAAGGTAGGGGCGAAATGTCCTACATAGAGGCTAGAGAACAGTTTGATAGGCGTGTACTTGAAACAGATGATTACTACAACG